CTTCCATCCATTTTCTGAAGCACTTCTGCAAGAGCCGCCAAACCTAATGACGTACCTTCCATGTGCTTTTCAATCCTGTTTAGAATTTCATCAGCCATTTATAGCCTCCTTGTTTAAGGTTTAATTTATAAAAAATTACTTATGTTTAACCTTAAATAAGGTTGGTCTAAGCCACCTCCGACCTTTTTACAATTAAGTATAAAACATTATAATTTTATAGTCACTTTTATTATACTAATTTAAGTATAAATATAAAAAAATATAGGTATTATTCAACGAAATCAGTATCAATTTCCCCGTTTTCTAACCTTAACATCTCATTTCTAAAGTCATATAAGGGAACTTGTAGTAATTTTTTGAGTTTTTCGCATTGTTTTCCCTCTGGTATAGATGCTTCAACTAAATCTAATATTTTTCCCACCATTCTAGAATGTCTTGCGATGATCCATTCTTGAGATTGTGATACTTCTAAATCTGACATTTTGCTCTCCTCTGTCTATATATTAACGTAGTACCCTTGACTACCTATATTTGCGTTAGTTATTAAAAGATTATATTGTCCACTAAATACATCTTCTATTGCTTGCTTTATAAAAAATCTTCCCTCAACAGGATATCCTTGTACTGCATGTACAGTTCCTGTTCTTGGATTTCTCCTATTATAACTGTTAACATACCCACCTTCTTCAACTAATTGGACATAAGGGGCAGAATCATTAATATTATACGAGATTGTATAATCTCCTTCTGTTGGATTAGCACTTGTAATAGATCCTGAATTTCTTAAATTACCAGTAACCACTGGGCAATTTTCTTGAGACTTAGTAAATATCTCTTGAACTGTCGCTTGGATAGCAGTTATCACAGCTTGTCTATATCGTTGTAGTACAATAGGATGCATACTCTATTATACTAAATTGAACTTAATTAGTTAAAAGTTTTTGACCAAACGTCAGGTAATATATCGTTAAATTGTTTATTAGAATTATCATATCTATTTAAATAGATAATTTCTTTTCCGATTTCCCCATATTTTGGATGGTAATATAGCACTAGTTGTCTTGGTTTATTGATAGCTTGGACTCGTTGCATAGCAAATTCATCTCCACCTTTCATACAACCACAGATGTGAACTGCTCCTGTTCCAATATCTATTTCATCTATTCTATGAAAATGACCTATCAATGCAGATTCAAATCGTTCAGGTACTCCGTCAAGAATATTATCCTGTAGCTGTATAACTTCATCTTTCAATCCCTTTTGGAATGCCATAACATTTCGCATGTTACTAACACCTCTATTGATTGCAGTACCACTTCCAGCTCCATTGATGAAATCTCCATGTGCTAGCAATATATCTCTGTTACATACATTAACTGTAGTCATAAATGATTTAGGAATATGGAATTCTATATTTTTCTGTTCAGCACAGAATACAGATATCCATTGATATAACATGTAATCCCAATCCATATATTTGTTTTTCATAGGAGGTTTTCTAGTCATACGACCATGGTTACCTACTACACAAGGTACACGTACTTTATCAAAATGTGGGGCAATTAACATTAATGCTTGAGCAATAAGATTAGCTCCTCGTATCATTTGTCCCATACAATGATCATTATTGGTTCTAGCAAGCTCTTCATGGATATCTCCACTAATCATATCTCCTAACATAGGAATTACAAGCTCTCCAACTTCTGCGGAATTACGTCTAAGTTCTGCTAAAGTAATTAATTGATTTGCCCAACCAAATAATCTTCTATTAAATATATCTATGTTATAAGCATTCAAACCCATCATCTGATCAGCTTCTACATTATCTCCAACGTGAGTATCAGTAAGTGGGGCAATCATAGACTGAACACTATTACCTTTTATTTTTCCGGAGGGTTTTCGATGTTTATATTTTTTAACTTCTTTATAAGAGGGAGTGAATTTTTTAATTGAATCTATAAGTAAATCTTCTTTAGCTTCTTTTTTGATAGAAGCTTCTGCAACTTTCTTCCAATATCTAGCTTCACCTTTGTAAGTTTCAACTTTTTTTGCTAGTTTTGCATGAACTTCAGGAGAAAAATCTGCTTCCATTTCTTCCATGTCACATGATTGTTCTTCATCTATAAGGTCTACTTCTCTATCATACCATTTCTGTAATGTGGTTCTGTGTACTTCTATACCCCATCTATCTTTTACCCATCGTGAAAGGGAACTCCATGTTGCTCCTGCCATTTTTCTTTTTACTATCTCTTCTTTTGCTTCTTCTGGTATGACGAATGTTGTCATTATACTCTCCTGTGCTAATATTAATCTTTAGGAATCCTCCTATTAGGTGGGTTCCTATGCCCGTTTGGGTCTGGTCTGGGGCTTCTTTTAGTCCCATACTGTTTTTCTACTATTGGAGGGTTTTCCCTCCTACCTTCTATAGATTTTTTATAATGATTTAAAAAAGGCATATTAATTAGTTTATCATCTTTTTTGGTTTTTGACCAGTCTGTTTCCATTTTTTCCACAGACTCATCGTTTGGTTTTACAAATACATTATATTTTTCAGGGTTTTTTCTAAAATCTATTTGAGTTTTTTTAAAATCATTTACAATTTGTTCTGTTAACCAATCATAAGCTTCTAATTGATTGTCAAATTCTTCTTGAGTTTGATCAGCATACTGCTCAACATATTTTGGAGAATCATCATCTAGTTCTTTTCGCACATCATTAATTAAATCTACTACATAATCACTTAATTGTGCAGTTTTTTTAAGACCGAAAGCTCTATCTTCTGCATTTTTTTCTCTAGCTTCCATCCATGATTCCATATCTCTTTCTTCTAAAGATGTTTTTACATTATGATCAGGAGTTAATCCTCCTGTTCTGCCCTTATCATATTTAGGGGTAGGATCTGATTTAGTAAGATCAAATAAATGTAGTGTCTTTTCTTCAGTATCTTTTAACCACTTATCTAATTTATCTGGACCACTAGCTTTCTTTTTATTTTTCTTATTTTCTTCTACTTCATTCTTTTTACTTTTATTCTTTTTAGTATTAGTACCACTATAAGTGTTAGTAAATATACCCGGATCAGATGCTACTGCTACAATATCACTAGCTCCTGACTCAGCTCCTCCAAAATCTTTATATAACTTTTCTACTTTAGAATCTTTATCGTCTGCAGCTAACAAATGACCTAATCTAGCTTTTAAATGTGCTAGAGCTGATTTACTTTTTTTAGAATCCACAGCTTTATCAGCTTCTTTTTTATGATGATCAGCTGCTCTACGATGATAAGTAGCTCCTGTTTTTTTAGGATGATGTATGGCTTTTACACCATTGTCATAATAATAAACTGTCGCACCATCAGGTCTTACTTCTCTATGATTATAGGAATGATCTTCGTATTCACCGGGTTCGTTTGGAGATTTAGGGGAAGCAGTTTTAGGTACATTTTTATACGAGGCATCTTTAGGATTAAATTTAGACATTAGTTATCCTCATCTTCTGATACATCTACTGCTTTACGCTTTGATGTACCATCTCCTGTTTCTGCTGTGTAAGCATCGCTAAGTGGTTTCTTTCCTCCTACATCAGAAAATACTGGATTACCGAAGTATGCCTTTTCAATTTTATCTATACCAGTTCCTGTAAGATTACCTACATATTCTTCTCCATTATTAGCAAACCATATTTGTTGACCATTTGCAGATACTTCTTTAATAATGGGATAGTTATAACCTTGATTAGCTAGACTATCTATCCATGTAGATGTTAGAGTTGATTTTTTTAAATTTGGATTTTTAATATTTTTAGATTCTATATTTTCTAATCCTCTGGGAGTATCTGGTACTGCATTTTCAATAGGTACTTCTTGAGCCCCTCCTTCACGCTCTGGGGCTTCTTCTTCACCCTCTGGGGCTTCTCCTTCTTGTGGTGGTTGACCACCCCCTTCTTGAGCTGCTTGTTGTTCCATCATTGTTTCTTGCATAGCAGCTTGTTGTTCTGCTTGTTCTAATGCAAGTGCTTGTTGTTCTCCTTGTAATTTAGCAGTTGGAACAGGTTCACCTGTTACTATAAAGTCAAGTTGATCAATTCCTAATTTATTACCTTTAAGTGTTACATCAAATCCCATACTTAACATTTGTTGAGCAATAGCAGCTTTTTGTTGTGATTGAGCAATTCTAGTCGCTTCTGCTTTTTCTTCAGGATTAGGTAATACTAATTTCCAATCTGTTACACCAAAATTATCTAAAACAGCTGGAAATATTTTTTCCATTATTTGGCGTTGATCTCTTTCAACAACTCTACCCATTACAGTTAATTGGGCTGTTTGTTGTGTTAAACCACCAAATGAATCTGGGGCTCCTTGCCACATTGGGGCAACACCCCATATAGCAGAAACTCTTTCTCTAATTTCAGCTCTTACAGGTAAGTAATCCATTTCTTGTAATGTATGGAATAATCTTACCATGTCAACTCTACCTCTATTAGTTCTAGAAGATACAGCTATCATTGGTATATAGTTTGGATCTGACCTTGTTTTAGCTGCAAGAGCTTCTCTTTCTCTCTTTAAACTTTCAGGATCATCTGTAGTTACCATAACCATAGATGCAGGCATTTTTCTTTCAAAGAAATACCTATATAAGTTTCTATCCATACCGATTAAAGTAAGAGCTTTTTCAAATATTGTTAAAATAGGTGACCAACCATAAGTCTCAGTTGGATTGAATTTAGATAAATGTACAATTTCACTATCTAAAAAGTAATGTACTTCTGTTCTGTATAAATATCTATACATAGCAGGTTGTAATTGTTGTTCACACTTTTTTTCTGGGCATTCTTCTGGAGATTCTTTTATCTGTTCTCTATGTAAAGGACAAAAGAAATGTGAGTTTTTAGGTAATCCTGTTTCATCTAAATCAAATTCTATAAGAGCAGGATTTATTCTTCTAATTTCAGTTACTCTAGAACGTAATTTACTATCTCCTGCATCATAATATTCTTTTGCAAAGTATAAAAATGCATCATCTACAGTATTTAAATCCCAATGAAATTGTCGTAATACTTCTTCTAAACCTTGATCAAAAACATTACAGTCATCCATAAACTCTTTGACTCTATCTAATTGAGATTCATCAGGATTTTCTACAACAGGTTCAAATTGGATACCTCTTCTAAATACTTCACCTGTTATATGTAAAATTGGAGCTCTTAATTCTTCAGCAGTATACGCTACAGTTTGTAAATCTTGAATTAATTGTTTTCTATATGCGAGTTGGTTTCTTACATAAGTGTTTACTATGTAATCGACACCAAATGTAGGTCCACTACCAGTATCTCCTGCAGCTTTATTCAACATTAAATCATTGAATATATCTATCTGAGAGCCTAATTGACCCATTGTTTTAGCCATTTCAGGAACTTCTGGAAGATAATCTCCTAATTTCATATATGCTATTCCTTGGTTACTTCAACACTATCTATAGCCACTATTTTAGCTATCGTGTTTATTGCATGTTGTTTTAATCCTGCTTTATCTTCATGTATTGTTGCAGGGGTATTTTCATTTTGTATTCGTAATCTATCGTTTTCTTCTTTTAATTCTACTACTTGATCAGCCAAAGCTTCATTCTCCATCATAGCCGCATTTTGTAATACTCCTAATCTAGTTGCTTCTCTAACTAAAGCTAGAAATCCCCCTTCTGATATAATAGTAACTGCCTCACTTGAGTCATCTACTTCATCTTCCGGGTTTAGTTTAGTCAAATCTTTGTGCCAAGTATCAAGAATTCTCCAAGTTCCAGCAGTGTCCTTTTGGGCAACATACTGTTCTTGTCTATCTCTTAACATATTTCCTATAGGCATATCTTTTCTCCTACTATTATTATACTATTTTTTTATAAAACTGAGAACTATGCTATATAACAAGCACTCCAACCACAAGATTTACATGTTCTACATCCTGATTCCATTGCAATTCTAGGTGAATCACAACATTCAGCAAAGAAATATTCATCACTAATTGGTGTTTCTATTTCATCAAAAAAATTAAGTTGTTCATTATTTTCAGTTTTATGTGCTGTAACTAACACTTCTTTATCCCTACTACCAGCTCTATATACAGTTATACCCTTACATCCAGACTTCCATGCATCAATATAAGCTGTATGCACATCTTCTATTGTAGCATCATTTGCAAAATTTATCGTCTTAGAAATACCTGAATCACAATATTCCTGAAAAGCTGCTTGCATTCCAACATGAGATTCAGGAGATATTTCAGGAGAAGTTTTATAAAGTTCTTTTATATCTTCTGGAATTTCACCTCTATCTTTTAATAAACCACCATTTGATAAATGTTCCATTAAATCTTCTGAATAAAAATTTAATTCTTTAGCATCTTGTTCAAAATATTTATTTACATAAAAAAGAGTTTCCCCTTCTAATATATTCATTTTTCTATATGCCAACGAAAATAAGGGTTCAATACCACTAGATGTATCTGCAAACATAGATATAGTTCCCGTTGGAGCAACAGTTAGTCTACATGCATTCCTATATTTTGCATCCTCAGAATAGTCACTTTCATGCCATGCAGGAAAAACACCTCTTTCTTCAGCTAATTCTTTAGAAGTTTCATCCGCATGAGTTCTAATAAATTTCATTACATCATTTCCAATTATTCTACCTTCTTTAGAATCATAGGGAACTCTAAGTTGTGTAAGCATATCAGCAAATCCCATGACACCTAAACCAATTTTTCTAGTTGATTTAGTCATTTTTTCTATATCAGAAGTTGCATAATAATTAGCATCAATTACGTTGTCTAAAAATCTTGTAGCTAATTTAATTGTGGTTTTAAGGTCTTCCCATTTAATATAAGGTTTTATTTGTTTAACATCTACAAAATTAGCTAAATTAATTGACCCTAAATTACATGATTCATTCGCTAACAATGGTTGTTCACCACATGGATTGGTCGCAATCATCTCTCCATATTGTGATTTAACATGATTATCTTTATTTATATTATCTAAAAATATTATTCCCGGTTCACCATTCCTCCATGCCCCATAAATTATTTTAGAAAATACTTCTCTAGCATTTAAATAACCAACGATTTTATTAGTATGTGGATTAATCAAGGGATATTCACTATCAGATTCTACTGCTTTCATAAAATTAGAACTTACACCAACTGATATATTAAAGTTATGTATATCTCCTTCTACTTTTTTACAATTAATAAACTCAAGAATGTCTGGATGATCAATAGACATAACTGCCATATTGGCTCCATCTCTTTTTCCGCCTTGAGTAATCATAGAAGAGACTCTTGATAAAGTTTGTAATACTTGAATTGGACCACAAGCTATACCATGTGTAGTTTTAATGTGGTCTCCTCTTGGTCGTAATTTAGATAATGCAAATCCTGTGCCCCCTCCAAATTTTTGAACCATAGCAATATCATGTGCAGTCTTCATTATATCTTCCATACTATCTTCTAAAGGTAGCACAAAACATGCAGACAAAGTTCCTTGTTCAGTTCCAGCGTTCATTAACGTAGGAGAATTAGGAACAAAATCAAGATTAGATAACATATCATAAAATTCTTTTTGTGTTAAATCCGTATCAGCATTAGATTTTCCATACTGTATTTCAGATAAAGCGATGGCTTCTGCAACTCTTTGAAATAAACCCCTTACAGTTTCTTCTGGTTCTCCTGACTCGTCCTTTAAATAATATCTTTTTGATGCTACTGTTTCTGCTTGTTGTGATAATGTGACCAAAATAAACCTCCTCTATGATCTTCGATAATTGCAGTATAAACATAAACCTCTAGCGGGCACCCATAATGAGGGACCACAAACATCTTCCGTGCACGAAGGATTGGGTGCTTGTAAATCTATGCTGTTATCATTATACACTTTTTTATCAAAATCAAGTAGCTTTTCTGGTTTATTTTTATCTAAATTTTGATATTTTAATGAAGGTTCTACATCTGATACGAAATCTTGTAAATCACCTATAGTTTGCATGTTATAAATACCTGTTTCATATGCAGCTTGTAATGCCATAGCAATAGAAAAGAAAGCATCCCCATGACCCATAGGGGTCTCAGGAGCTTTTAATTCATTATTTACAGAAAGAATTTGTTGTCTTTGTCTATGATCTCTTATTAAAAATAAATTACCTGAATGAATGTATTCTTCAAATATATGTGCCATATTATTTTTAGACCTTAAACTAAATGCTAAAGGATACCAAGCTCTAGCTAATCCTCTATCCTCTAACTCACCTCTTGTATTATCTATGTAACCTTTTGTAAGTCCGAAATTTTCAGCAGCTTCATTTAAATATACTATTTGATCTGAATAATCCCAACCATCTAACCATGATTGATGAATCTGTTCTATACGTTCACCTTTTCTTTTGAATACTACTAAATGAGATGGGTGTCTTTTTTTACCTACGTCAAACCCTGCAAAGATATCTTCATCATCTTCAAAATTATGTTTTAAAGTTGTAGGTAAAGATCTTAAATTATCATCCTCACACTTCTCAATATCTTCAGTACCGAAATATGCTTCTGTATTAAAATGAGGTTGTAACAAAAACTCTGATGCAAATGATTTAGGTTTAGCTTTTTGTTGTTCTAGTAACCATTGTTCACTATATAATTCTGGCATCAATACTCTTCTACCCGGTTCGGGATCAAGAGCAGGAAGTTTTCTAGATACGAATCTTTCATCTCTCTCTAGTACTGTCAGTAAATCTCCGGGCATCATAGGTGTTCCCACAACTACTACTGGTACATCTCGATTAGGTATGAATAGAGACTCTGTAAGAAAATGGTCTTCAATTTTAGCCATTTGTCCTATTGCTAAAGGACTTTCAGGGTCTTTCAATATGTCATCAGCAATTAATGCCCCATTAACGTGCATACCTCTTTTGAAAGAAAATAATCCCCCATGTAATATCTCTGCACTACCACCGTTTCCTGTGTCATATCTAAAAGTAAAATCAGCTTTAGGAGCTCTATTAGTCATCATTTCCTTTAATATAGGATTACGATTAACTTCTTTATTAATTTCAGATATATGATACTTAGCCATAGTATCACTATAAGACAAATATAAAATATTAGCATTACCTTGTACTTTTAAACTTCTCCAAATACTAAAGGCGTGCCCTAATATTGTAGATTTGAAATGTGCCCTAGGTAATATAGCGAGATAATTTAATTTATTTTCAATACATTCTTCAACTTCTTCACATAATTTTCCTACATGCCAAGCTTTAAAATACTCAGGGTGTTCAAACCCTTCTGACCAGATATCTCTAACAAATTCCCAGAAACTTCCTATAGCAAATTTATTACTCTTTTCTAATTTCTCTGCGAGTAATTCAAATGCCTTTTCATATGTAGTTAATTCATCACGCATTTTCTTTTGATGCCATTAAAACTTTTAATTTAGTAGCAATTTTTTTAATTAATTTTTCATCATCAATTTCATCCACCAAAATATTAACAACATCTTGTATAAATTGAATATTAATTAAACCTTCTGCTACTTGTCTTTCTCCTTGTATTCCTATATCCAAAGCTTTAACTGCATCAAAAGCTCTTTCAAAATCTAATAATTGTAATTCTGATCCAGCTTTATTTCTAATACTTTTATAAAGTGATTGATGTTCATCTTGCATTTTTGCAAGTTTTGAAGATTCACTTTCTTGAACTTTTTCAATTGCTTTAGTTTGCACTTCTGCTCTTTTAATTTTCCAATCATCTTGTCTAACCCATGCATAAATAGTCTGCTCATTAACTACAGTTCTATGTTCGGCAGAAATTTGTTGAGCTATTTCTCTAGCAGAATAATCATCAGAAAGATATAATTTAAATGCTCGTTCTTTTATAACTTTTGGAAATTTCTTAGGCATTACGTGTACATAGCATTAGACCATCCTGTATCAGCGTTTCCTGATTCAATGCTTCCTCCGAATGGACTACCATCTGATTGTAATAATTTACTAAAGTCCATATTATGTTTATTTTTATTATCTGCAGCATTAAAACATTGTGGTACTTTATGTTTTACTCCACCAGATGTTTTTATTTCTTTAAATTTAATGCCTATTTCCGATTTTGTGCATACACCTTGAATCATAGCATCTTTAGTTCCTAGAGGTTTATAGTTAGGATTTTCTAATAAAGTAGCTATAGTTCGTTTCGCTCCTTTAGGTTGTACGTTATGTAAACATTTATAATAATTACACCAAACAACTTTACCATACTTCTCTTTAAATTCTTCGGCTGTCATACCTTCAGGTAATTTATCTTCTATTTTAATATCTTTAGCTTTTGGTTTGTCATAAAAAGCAAAAGTTGGTTTATCATTTGCTTTTTTATATCCTTTAGGAATTCCCATTATTATTCTCCTTTACTCCATACAGTGCGATACAAGCTGCATCTGCATAATCTTGTTCGGGGAATTTATCTCCCCACTTTTCTTGTGCATAACTCATTATATCATCTTTTGTAGATTTTCCATTACCAATTATATTTTTTTTCCAAGTTCCATTATCTACTATAGTAGTTGGAATTTCACTCATACACATTATTGTCCATACTGCTCCAACTACTTCCGATAAAGTACGCACTACATTTCTATTTTGTGCAAAAATAGGTTCTTCTATTACAGCGTAATCTACGGTTTCAAAATCAATTTCATCTATTACAATTCGTGCAAATTCATGAATTAAAGGAGGGAATCGTTTTTTAAAAGAATCTTTAGTATTACAAGTGGCTTTATATGATTCTATTAAGTCCCCATTTTCATCCAATATAACACAATGAATTGCTTTACTAGATGTATCTAGTCCTAAATATTTCATTCTTTATTATAAAGGGATGTTTTCTTTAAATATTTGACGAGCTGTTAATTTATCAAATATTTTATTCTCTAATTTTTCTCTATTCATAAGTGCTAATGTTAAACCAGCTCCCACTGCTAAAGAACTAGCAACTGGTAAGCTTTTAAGCACTGATTTTATTATCACTTTTCTCATAACTTCTCTGTCTCCATTTACTTATATATTGCATTATTTTTTCTTTTATCATAATATACTTCCTATAATAATCTTTATTCGTTTTCTAATACTTTCATGCCTAATGCTATTATACCCCCCGTACATCCTGTAGCTATTTCAATATGTCCGTAGTATACACCTAAGGCACTCATAACACCGAGTACTACAATGGCAAGAAATATCTGAGGTCTCAATTTTCCTAACATAAAAAATTCCTCCTAATATATTATACTAAAGTTTACTCAATTCCTTTAGTCCTAAGGGCTACAATTCTAGAAATAGTAACCCAACATTGAGTATATAGTTTCAATCTACCTTCTTCATACTTCTTTGCGGCTTCCATTTCAGTCTTACGTTTAAATAATTCTATCAAATTTTTATTAGAAGACATAATTAATCCTCTAGCTTCATCTCTAGTTGGTTTCTTACCTGATATTTCTTGCATAAGTTTTGCAAATGCTGCGTTATATTCTTCATCAAACTGAGCTTGCATTGCTCCTAGTTTCATTTCATGACTCGCTACTACTTGTTCTAGTATAGCTTTAGTCCCACCATATCTAGATAAGTATTCTTCTAATTCTTTATTAGTCGCCCCTATAACATCAGCAAAATCTAGACTATCTGCTGCATTTTGGTGAAATTCAACCCAAGGAACATTAGGTATAGAATCTCTTTCTTTCTTTGCAAACTCTATTGCATTTTCATAACCCCATCTTTTTTCCATTATTACCTCCTGTTTTTACATTTACAATACCACATACCTGTACATTGGTCAGGTTCTGTAGTCATCTCCATTATTTTTTCACATCTATTAAGAACATCTTCCCACACTTTTTTATCTCTGTCAACTTTAAATGCTTTTAAATTTTGGTCATTTTTATTTTCATATAAAACTACTCCATAATTACGATCAGTTATATTAAGATAAATCTGTAATTGAATTAAATGTTCATGTTTTGGAGTTTCTTTCAGTTCTTTAAAATCTTCATTTTTAATAGTTTTTAATTCTAATAAAGCTTCTTCATGTTTTTCGTGTGTAATAATAAAATCAATTCTACCTGAAATTGGAGGATCATCATATTTTACAGTAACTTCATCATCAATATAAAGATTAGCTTTTTCTAAATATTTTTTCATGCGACCTTCAAAAGTTCCACCATGATCAAATATTCTTTGTACTCTAGGTTGTATAATATCCCAATCTAATAATCCATTATATGCAAGATAAAGATACTTATCGCAAGGATTACCAAATACAGAAGGATAAAATTTACCTTTAGTTGGAGGACTGTTTTTCCTACCTAATACATTATCAATAGATTTTAACAACCATCTATCTTGATTTTTAGTTCTTTTACCACCCTTACTAGGGTTCTTTTTATTTATAGCTTTAATTCCTGCCATAATCTTTCCTTTATATCTTTATATGTTTTTTCTGTGATATGCCATATTTCATATCCCGCTTCTTTTAAATACTCATCTCTAACTGCATCTCTTTTAGCAAAGTGTCCAAATGGACCATCTGCTTCTATTATAACATTTATTTCTGTTACTATGAAGTCAGGTAAGTATTTACCTACAGGTGTTTGCCTAGCATATCTAAGCCCTGTTTCATCAAGTACTTTAGCTATCAGATTTTCCTGTAATGTATGACTTTTCCGTGTCATTCACTAACTCCTTATATACATCAGGATTCTCTTTAAACCAATCTACTACTTTAGCTATACCTTGAAATTTTCCATCTTTATAGTAATACCACGCACCACTCTGTTTAATTAAGTTTTCTTCTAATGCCATACGAATATATGTTTCTACTATATCTATACCACCCTTATGTTTAAATGGTACGATAGCTTCTTCAAATTTCTCTCCACCAAACTTATCTTTTAGTAGTCTAACATTAATTTCAAAACCTATCCTATCACTCATCTTTGCAGGTTTATTCGCACCTTGTTTTAATATCCAAGAACCTCTAGTAAAATGCATACAACAATGAGTGAAATATTTTTGACCTTCTCCACCCGGCATTGTATCCATAAGTTGTACATTACCCATAGTTCCTCTAGTCTGATTTACTGCTACTAAAGCTCCACCGTGTTTTAATTCAGGTATAAGTCTCATTAACATTTGATTCCATGTTCTAGATTGCCAACCTATAGGACTATACCCAATACCCTGTTCATTTGTAAAAATGTCAGAGGGAACTAAACCAGCAACACTGTCTATAACTACTATATCTGCTCCTGTTTGTAATGAATTTCTAATTGCTTTGAAAGCTTCTTCAGAAGTATCGGGGTTATATAATATCATCTCACTAGTATTTAATCCACAGTTCTCCATCCACTTACTATCCCAAGATTTTTCTAAGTCAACCCATACAGGTACACCCCCATTTTGTTGAACTGATTTACATAACTGTGCTGCTATATAAGATTTACCTGATGAAAATCCACCGAATAAAAGAGTAAATCTTTTTCTAGGTATACCCCCATTAGTAATTTTATCTAGTTGAGGTATGTTAAAAGGTATTTTACCATACTCAAAACTAACGTCATCTCCTCTTGTAGCTTTAACTTTTTTATCGTTTAATAAACTTTCAAAAATTTCTTTTGATGTTGATTTCATATTAAATCTGAATCTTCCTCTATATCCCTACCAATGTTTCTTCTTTGTATTGCTTCAGCCCAAGCCATGCATACTGCTCCACATTGAATAAGCTCATTGTATAAATTATGTGCATTTTTTTCGTATACTTCTCTTGCCACCTCTCCCACTTCTTCTGTTAATATTACAGTCCAATAATCATCAGAATGTTTAGTTTGATCTCCAAATTCTTTTTCTTGTAATTCTCTTTCTGCTAAAAACTGTTCAGTAACTATAGCTCTAATATATTCAGTTTCCATCCTTTTTCTTACCCTTCTTTAGTAGAATATTTCTAATCTCATTATTAACTTTATCATGAACTACTTGGTAAGCTTTATCTATGGTTAACCCAGCTTCCTCTAATTGCTTATCCATTGCTAATTCAGTATCAAGATCATGAATTTCCATATCCATTCTTGCATATTGATTTCTATCTAGTGGACCTACTCTAAATGTAAATCCTAATTTAAGTCCTACTTTTGCCATTTTTGGTCTCCTTTATCATATGTTTTATTGGTATTTCATATTGTTTATAATTATTTTTATTTTCTCCACGGTGTGGATATGACTTCTTTTTATTATCCGTATGTTTTAAAAATTCTTTATATGGTATTGAAAGGTTAAAATCTTCGTTTGTATACACATCTATCAGAACTAGCATGTCTAAACTATTACCATAGTTAGCTACCGTTGCTTCTAAGTTTCTTATTAAATCTGTATCAAAAGTTGACGCTTCACCTTCTTCAAGCACATGAACCCATCTTAAAATATGCCTATCGTAGGAATTGAACTTTCTAATAAGTATATTTTCATCTGGAGAATATCTTCCTACAGTCTTACCAGAATTATCCCGCATTGGTCTACTCAGTTTCATTTATTAACTCCTTAGCTATTAGCATATCTATGTATTGTTTAGCTTTCTTTAAATCCTCAACACCACCTTTATCTTTCCATCTACATATATATTTTATTACATTTCCTTCTGCAAATAATAACTTATTTGCATGTATAAAATCCCAAGGTTCTATCTCTAAATGATAATGTGTTGGATCAGTAGAATTTCCTATAGCATCATTCGATATATCAGGATATCCTTTCATGTCTCTATATTCCTTCCATGTTAAATCTGGATAATTTTTCTTCTTATCTTCATATTCTCCTGATGTAAAATTATATTGAAGTTTAGGGTTTTTCCATCCTGCAGGCATACTATTCTTCCTCCATAGGTGTTAATAATTCTTTCATTTGAACAAATATTGGAGTTCTATCTCCTACCCATGCCCCCTCAGTATTGTACTCAAAATACTCCATAGCTTCTTGATAACACTCATCTCCCACTTCTTGCACTGTACTTAATCTTTCTTCAGCAGTCATTTTATCAAAATCATACTCTTTTTTCTTGGTATCATAAAAATCTCTTGCAATAATTTCTATTGCTTTTTCTCTATCATATACAGCATAAGGTCCATTAAATTGTTGATAACCTAATCCTATAAATGCCTCTTTTAAACCATCATAGTATATAGTTTCATCATCATTTTCTTCACACCAAAATATATTTTTATCTTTTTTATCCACTATTTTCCCTACTTTTTCTTAACTTATTTGTTTTCTTTTCTTTTCTTTTTACACTTTTAGGAATAAACTCTTGATTTTCCCTGTATATATTAAGAGTATCGTCTTTTTGTAATTGTTTTTTAAAACGTCTTAACAAATTTTCAAAAGATTCATTTTTCCTAGCTTTTATTTCCATATTAATCCCACTCTATATAATCTTCTAATTTAAATATAGTAACTTTTTTCTCTTCAAAATCTTTTTTAATTGCCCACGAAGGGTAACATACTTCCATATCAACCTCTAAAGGAATATTTAAACTGTTTTCTTTCATAAGTTCTTTTATTTTAGGAGCAACTTCATCTACTTCGTCTTTATGTACTTCACAAATAATCTCATCATGTACTTGTAGAAGTAAATTACTCTTCTTATCCTTTAGGTATTTTGCCACAGCAACCATACGTTCACTCATTATATCTGCACTAGTACCTTGAATAAGATAATTTACACCTTTATAACCAAATTCATTAGGTACTCTATATATTCTACCATATTTATTCCTAACCATTCCTTCTGTTTTAATAGTTCTAACTACGGAATTAAAGAATCTTCTAGAGCCTTTCATATTTTGTAAATATGTATTCTTATAATCAGCAGCTAAAATAGGAGTAGTATTTAATTGCAACGCTAATTTATCTTTACCAATACCATATATAACTCCAAAAGTAATTGATTTAGCTAATTGTCTATAAAATTTAAATTGAGTATCATCTTCAGTAATGTTAAAAGCTATCTTTGCTGCCTCTCCATGAAAGTCAACATTATCTTGTTTCATGAGTTTATTCATCTCTTCATTGTTTACATAGTGCATAAATACTCTAACTTCCATTTGAGAGTAGTCATATGCCACCATTTTGTAATCGTCTCTAGGTATAAAAATATTTCTTATGGCTATTTGTCTAGTATCTTCAATATCAAATTTATCTCCACCTAAGAAACTCCAAGTATTTAATACTTCATCAGTTAATTCTGTATTAGCGTTACCACCCTTACTTGAAACTATAGCCGCTACTCTACCCTTTACTTCTTCTTTATCAGATTCAGATAAATCTCTATCTTCAACATATACAATATCTCTAGGTATATTCTGTAAGTTAGGTGAACTAGAAGACAATCTTCCTGTAACAGTGCCCCAATTATTAAAACTTGTATGAAGCACAGGTAATTCTAAATAAGGTTCTATGTAAGTAGATCGTATTTTTTCTAAAGCTCTATATTGTCTTACTAATCCTGCTAAAGGAGAGTTAAGTCTTACTAAGGCTTCTTCATTCCACGCTTCTGCACCCTTTGCAGTTCTTAAAGGAGAATGAATACCCATATTATTAAAGGTTTCTCCTAATTGTTTAGTACTACTTATATTAAATTCATGTCCTACTAAGTCATATATACGATTTTTTAATACTTCTATTCTAGCAACAGTTTTTTCATACGCACTATTAGCATATTTATTATCTATTACTACCCCTCTTTTCTCCATCATATATAAAGTTTTAGTTAAATCACACTGAAACTCAAATAATTCTAATTGTTTACTTATTTCTAATTTTCGTAATCTATCAGTGTAAACTTTATGAGTCCAATATACATCTTTTATACAATATGGACCAAGTACAGATGGTGGAGCTAAAGAAAAATCTTTAAACCATTTGTTTTTCTTCAAAACTTTTTTAGTCTCTAAATCATAAAGTCCAGCTTCTTCGCCGTAACTCCTTATTATAGTATCAGTTAAACTTAATCTATTTACTATAGTAGATTCAGTCATTCTAACCATCACTAATACATCAACAAGTTTCATCTTGTCTATATTAACACCTTCATTCTCCAAAAATTTAGAATCAAATTTAACATTGTACCCTATAATAGTGTCACATTTATCATTTATAAAAGATACTAATTGATTTAATTCAGTTTGAGTTAAATTAGGTTCTTCTGATTGATGTCTAAATGGAAAATAATATGCTTCTGCATCAGAATAATTCAATGGAACTAATCCGATTCCACATATTTGATTCATATTATAAGGATTAAATCCGTTAGTTTCTACATCTATAATCCATTCAGATGTATCAGGTAAAGAATTTAATGTATCTGTAAATGTGTCTGAGGTTACAATCATAGGTAAATTATGCAAACTCCCCGGAAGGACATTTAAATCCGGAGAGTCTGCTGTTATGGAGGTTGATGCTCTAGAATAAAGAGTCGTCATCATCGTTATCAATAGCTACAGCATCAGATGGTACTGCATCTGTTTCTGTTTCTAAAGTACCATATCTTTGACCTACATACTCTTTTATTGGAGTAAGATTTTTTACTTCTGCTTGTTTATCTTCAGGTAAATCTAAATCACCTGATGTAGAAGTAATTGTATAAGTAGTGTCTAGGCTTGTACCTCTTCTTCTCACTCTTATAACATTTTTATCCAACGAACCATCATCTTCGTATATATCTACGAATTGATTCCAATTACTATTTTGTGCTCCAAAAGATAGAGTTAATACTTTAAAATCATTAACTGTTTCTTTATAAAGCTTTGAACCAGACGGACTAGTTATTTGTTCCCAAGAGTCTACTCTTTGTTCTGTATGCAATATTTCAGTTACATACCCCCAAAGTGCGAACTTGTGTTTTGGAGCTTTCCTTCGACCATCCTCATGCACCATAGCTTCACTTGGAACAGAATCAACTGGTTCTCCATTTTCAACTAGTACACTTGTCCAACCTCTATCAGCTCCCTGTTGAAATTCATATACATAAAATTCTTCCATATGTATATCACCTTCTTCTCCTGTAGCCATAGATTTCATAAAAACTTGATCTCCATCTTTTAACCAAACTTCCTTACCATTAGCTGCGGCAGCTTGAGCAGACCTAGTTTCTCTACTTGTTATATTATTTTGTATCATACTGATTCCTGACATATATCCTCCGTTACCAATATTTTTTATTATTAATTATATTATTAATTATATCATAAGATTTGATATCTTGCACATCTTTATATTCTTTAGGTATATTAATATAAGAAACTTTGATTTTATTACCTAATAATTTCATAGCTCTTTGTTTACCTATTTGCCCCGCTTCATCATTATCTAAACATAGTATAATCTCTTTAGTAGGCAATGTCAATAATAAATCACGTTGTCTATTAGACATACTCATTCCAAGTAATGAAACAGATGGAAATCCTAATTGATCTAACCACATAGTATCCAAAGTACCTTCTGTTATACACACTGCATCACAAGGTTGTATGTATGATTGACCAAATAATACGTAAGACTTTTTAAGTCCTTTTGAATATAAATATTTAGGTATCATTTTTTCTTGTCTAGTAATCCAACCTACAGTTCTAGAATCTTTATCTTGAATTGGAATTACTAAACCATTAGAAGGAGTTATACTACAATTCCATTTACGCATAGTAGTTTTATTAAAACCCCTGTCAAATATCCATCTAGGTACACTACCAGATTTATATGGTATAGATACTTCAGGTAATGATAAATCTTCGATAGTGAATGATGGTATATTAAATATATTACTTTTAATTGTATTTTTATAATCAGTAATATATAAATTGACTTGTTGAAAATCCCACTCCATATATTGTTGTATGAAATTTTTTAAACTTCCCTGCCCACATCCAGCAAAACAAATCCATACACCTTTGTCTGTATTTATTGAACAAGATTCTGTTGTATCATTATGAAAAGGACATAATATAGATATTTCTTCATTACCTACAGGCACATCTATGCCTAAATTAAGTAGTGCTTGTGTCCAATCTATTGAATTAATCATATTATTTAAACTTCGGGAGATATACCCTGTAGAGATACCCATTTTCCTCCTTCCAAAATCCATCTGGAAAAGTTGTGCCACACTGAAAACAATAAGGATCGTTACGCACTAATCCTAATACTTCTTTTTTTAATAATGAATACATATCAATTATAGTTTTACCTACTCTTAATTTACCACCCTCAGAACATTTACCACATTTAGTATTAATTAAGCGTGTCATGATTCTCCTCTATTCTACCTTTATCTACATCCCAAATAAATTCAGTAGTTGAAGCTCCTAAATCTCCATCTCTATATTTTTGAAACATTATTTCTCTTAGTTGTGGCTCATCTTCAATCATACACATTGATATAGCTACATCTGAAGCTCTAATTAAAGCATCTCCAAAGGCTACTTGTCCTGCAGTTGGTTGATTATACATATTTGAGGCATCTCTTGTTGCTTGAGTTGAGGCTATAACTGTTGTATTTGTAGATAATGCCATAGTTTTTAACCCATAAAATAAAGAATGAGATTGTTCCCAAGCTGCTTTATTCCTATCAGCAGTAGAAATTAAATATACTCCATCAATAATAAGTACATCCGGACTATACTTCCGTACTAAATTCGTGATACTAGGTAAAGAGATACTATCTTCTCCACTAATATGATCGCATACTAGTAAATTTTTAAAATTAACTTCCGTTAGAAATTTTTTATACTCATTTTCATCTATAGCTCTACCATTTCGTAAAGCACTATGAGATAATTTATATCCTAATGATTGCCCAAGTAATACATCCATTCTCAAAGCAATAGCTGAAGAAGTCATTTCAGTAGATACAAGTAAAGTTTTATAACCACTTCTTATCGCATCTGAGGCAAGTTTACAACATAACCATGTTTTTCCTACTGTCGGTCTAGCATAAGCAGTAATTAAATCTCCAGCTTGCCATCCAACACCTGCTGCATTAATCATATGGAAAGGAGTCCGTATACCTATTAAACCATCCCCCATTTTTCTAATAGAACTTCTTCTTTGCCACTCTTCGTATCTATCTAAGCCACCATTATCATATTGATTAACATCTTCATCATGTAATATCTCTACATCATTTAGATCATCCATAATCATTCCTAATGCTTTTTTAGGATTATCATCTAACATTAATTGATTTGAATCAAAAGCATTAACAATATTCCTAAACATAACTTGTTTACCAAATTCATTTAATGCATAATTAAAATTAACGGATTGGGCTTCAGATTTAAGAGTGTCAAATTTCTCTAATAAAATTTCTGGTGTGGGGAAGTCTGAATATTCATCAATATATTGTTGAATAAATTTGTAGGTTTCTCCATGCTCTGCAAAATCTTTTGGGGAATAAGTAAAATTCTTGAAATTCCCCGAATCACACAAACTGAAAATAACTCCAGACTCGATAAAATTAAAATTTTCCAATACTACTTCTCTTCGTTTAACTTATTTCTAAGTGATTTTTTTACTTTGTATATTGAGTAGTTTACCACACTTTCTTCTCCATTGACTATCTTTTTATCAGAAATCTTTTTTAATTTCTCTTCAATGTCTTTCATAGTGTGGTTTTGTAGTTTATTTGTAAGGAATTGTTTTTCTCCCTGATCTAAGTCTAACGAATCTATCCAATCAATAAAATCTACTTCATCTAAATTGTTATCTAATTGTTTTACAAAGTCACTTAATTTATAAGAATTGTCATCACCTGAATCAGATTGCATGTCTAAACTATAACTTTGTAGTTTTTTACTTGCTTGAACCCATAAAGTTTTAAGCCTATTTGCCATAGCAGTATGTAAATAAGTATGAAAAATGGCATTTCTATTAGGGTTATATAATTTAGCAGCTTTTATAACAATTAAACGTAATTCTTGGGATAAGTCATCTCTATCATAACCCTGTATATAAATGTTCGATACCATCCTGTTTATCTTCGGTTCCCATTTTAAAATTAAATCGTTGTCTATTTTCACTATCGTCTTTCCTCTTATCCTGATAACATTGCTGTGAACAGTATACATTTTTTAATTTTAATTTGTATCCATGTTTTATACGTTTTCTAGTTCTATAAAAAGGAACTGAACACCAAGAACATTCAAGTCTTTTAAATTTCCACTTAAAGGAGCAGTTTCCTTTATGGATTCCACCACGATCAGTAGTTATTTCTGTGCATACTTTACAGTATACCACACGTTTAGGTTTAGGCGGGTTAGTTTGCAGATTATTTTTCAATAAAACTTCTCTAGCATATTGCCTAGTTATGCCAACTTGTTTGGCAATTTCAGCTGTTGACATAAAGGGATTTCTTTCCCGTAGTCTAACAACTTTATTCTTCGGCTTCATTTTCTAACTGTTCTACTTTCGCAGATAGTTCTTGAATTGCCTTAATCAATGGAGCTACAAATTCTTCATATCTTGCCCCATAACTATCTCCAAGTTTAGTAATCGCAGCAAATTCACTTAAATCATTTATACCATATTTTTTTAAAACCTCGACAACTTCTTGAGCAACAATACCTCTATGAACTGACCCCGTTTTTTTAGGATTCTGCCACTCAAAAGATACGGGTCTTAAGTCATTTATAAAATCTAAACCTAAATTGTTATCTTTAATATTTATTTTTTCTCTTGCATCTGATGTTGAAATTGTTGTTGTTCCTGCAATTAATTGCTTCCATCTAAAGGCAGTGCTTCCAGAACCTCCTGTTGCAATACCTAAGTTATATGTATCGTCTTCAGTTGGTTGCCAATGATGTGCTACATCTCCTGATAACATTCTTCCACCTATTATCATTGGAGGAATAGGACCAGTGTCTTGAGTTACACTTGAATAATTTGTACTATCATCTTGTAGTCTAGACATTCCTAACTGTATAGCCGGAAATATTTTAACTAAAGCCCCTTCTGTAGAAGCAGTAGCGTGAGCATTTGATTTTGATGACCAACATGTTGCAATTTTTAATCTTCTACTTGAATAAGGTCTAGTATGTACAGCAGCCGTAGATCTACCTTCACTTTCATTTCTTCGCTCAAAATGCAATGAGGTATTAAATTGAAAAGCAGTTTTACTAGCACCGGGTTCAAAAAATAATATATATTGTGTATCAGATAATCCATCATTATCAGTATCAGCAGTAGACATTGCTAATGAAGATGAATCTCCAGCAGCTATACCATATTGGCGACCTCCGTAATACAAAATACCTTTAGTCCAACGTATTGCATAACCCGTTCTTTGTGTAGGAGCTGAAGTGATTCCCGGCATAATTGATCCTGTAAACAAAGGAGGAACCGCTACTCCCTGTTGAGTAAAAATTTCACTAAATTGTTTATAATCATCATCTGTATAATCATCTAAATTATTTCCTAATGGTCTAGGAGAAGCGATTACTTCTTGAGTAGCTGCTTGACTTAATCCTAAAGTCTCAAAATCTGTATATGATCTTTCACCTGATTCATAATATACTAAAGAAGTTACTACACACGTACCTCCTGTAGTAATAGCTATATTATGGAATCCTGATTCAACATTAATTACATGTCCTGCTCTTACAGGCACATGTAATCTAAAATAATCATCAGCAGATATTGTTCCTGAATTTAATTTAAAAGTCAGATCAACTCCAGTATTAGTATTAGATACTCTTGCTAAGTATCCATGAGTATCAACTGTTCCATTAGCTCCAGTTAATTTAGCTATACTATGCCCAGCTCGTAAACCTAACGATGAATATGTTGAAACTGAATGTCCTAAATTTCCATGTTCTTGTAGCCCAGCTCCTCTACTAGCATCAGTAAATTCAGTTATTGTATATGACGCATCAGTTGTAGTTCCTATTGTGTCTGCACCTAATGCTTGTTGATCAAAACAGGTGGTTGGATATTTACCATCTACTTGAAATCTACCTCTTATTTTAGAAGCTTGAGCTTGAGAAAATTTAGCTGCTACAGCTTGTCTAATATCATTAAAATTATCAATAAATCCGACATCTAAATTAACCATAATTTTTTCATTTGCAGCTGCTTGAGGGCGATAAGAATTTGGAGCTGCTGGATCAGTTACTGCTGTTAATTGAATATAATCATTATTTGCATATTTATTTAAATATAATTTTTCCTCCGCTGCTACATCAGAGTTAGCTCTTCGTGTACTTGTACCTGATAATAATGCAAATCCCACTGTATCGGATTCATCATCAGCACTATACGCTCCCCATTGATTACTTATAAATTGTAAATACCCTATTATATTATCATTTTCATCTACTACTCTACTTTGCCACTCAGTAATTGTTCCAGTAACTCTTAATAAAGGATCATCAACTCCTACTACATCTGGAGAAAGGGCTGTACTTCCTCCATCAGCAGATGCAATAGAAAATTTTGGAGCTATAAACTCTTTACCTCCAGAAGTTGAACTATATGCTGAATCTAATCTATTATTAGTATTTTTAATTTTATCATAATGAAATATTTCAAACTCAATTTCTTGTAAATCTCCTGAATGAGGACTTCTATAACGTACATTTATTGTATTTATTCTGTCTACATCTATAGCATCAAAAGAAGCTCCGGGTTTCATTAATCTAGTATCACTATTTTGAGTAACTCCACCAGATTTATCATAATCAATATTCATAGTAGAAGTATTAGGTGAAGTATGTTGAGACGGAGCTGGCATAAAACTAGATTTAAAATAATTAAATACTGGGACAGATTTATGTCCTGTAGAAAAACTCGTATTATTCGGATCTAAATAATAATTATATCCAAATTTAACACCGTTTACATGACTATCTGACATCGCTAATCGAGTTATACCTCGTAATACACTGGTATTACTTGTACCTAAATTAACAGTAGTATTAACATTATTACTTTCTTTAGTAGCTGCGGAAGTTTCAAATCTTGCTGAACTACCTGATACAGTTTCTGCAGTTGTAATATTCTCACCTACTCCTAGTGTACTTGCTGATCCACCTTTTTGAAATCTTTGAATATAAGCTTTAATTACATCTGAAACTAGATATACACTACCTACTGATTGATTTAATCCTCCATCAGCTACAGATACAACACCACCTCCCGAACCGTTTATTTTTACATCAGCATCAGCCCCACCTATTTTACTTCTACCAAACTCATATAAATTATCAAAAGCTACAACATCTAAAGTATTTCCCTCTTCTAATGCATGTTGTCTAGTAATACGATTTATATTACCTCTAAATAATACAGAAAAATTTTCTCCTTCAACTACTTTTAAAGGAGTTCTTTCTTTTATTAACCCCTCTAAAGTTCCTACACCATATCTAGTTGTTTGAGGAGGATGACTTAAAGTTAATTCAAGCATGGTTGGTTCATATACTGATTCAGTAATAGTTAAATGTTGAATTAAAGGTGCCCCGGTAGCTAAATCTTTTAATTCAGACCACGCATAAATAGCAGCCCCTGTTAAATGTGCTGCTGCAGCACCCCCTATACTACCTATTTTAGCATGAGTATGCTCACCTCTTGTTACAGTTATTTCAGTATCTGTTCTACTATCACAATCTGTAACTTTCATAATTTCTGAATCTATAAGAACTTCCATTCCTTCTTCTATTCTATGTCCAATAGAATTAGCTTCACCATTAAATCTAGTGTTTCTAACTGTTATACCTGTTCTAGAATTAGATATACCAGTGTTAGCTCCATCACCCCCATCATCTGACGTGTCATTAAGTTCACCCACTTGTACCCAAGCGTATACTTTTGAAGCTTTTTGTTCAAAGGTGGTAAGGGTCATTTTTTAACTCCTTTTCTTGGTTAATAATACCAAAGTAAAACTAAATCTATCTTCAGTAGCCGGAGCTAAATCAAATCTTGCTTGTGAAATAGCTGCATCATAAGTTGCTACAGCAGAAGATGAGCCGTCAGAAAGCATTATCTGTACTATTTGACTACTAGAATCATAAAATTTGGTGGTTACAAAATCTTCTAATAAAGCTTTACTAGGAACTGTATAAGTTGTACTACTACCTTTATTTGGACCAGATACATTTTCCACACTTCCGGGAGCCGTTGTATCTACAAGTCCACTAATAGTTATAGTTGGTCTTAAATGTCCAAAATCTAAAACAACAGGATCTGCACCTTGTGGAAGAGGTGTTTGAATAGGTGTTTTTACATAGTTAATAGAAAAAGAATCTGCTTTTAATGCATATCTTATTGATCCACCGTCATATAAACATACTTGTAATGCCATTATTTATTACCCCGCACTTTGATGACTTCTAATAGATCTATTATAATCACCTATATTTTGATTACTTGATGCTATAAATGATTGAGTATTTGATACTGGATATACAGTATTTGTAGTTTGATCATAAGCTTGTACTAAATCTGCAGCTCTTGATGG